GCCATTTACAGCGTGAGCATATTCGACATAACCAATTCGAACCTCATGGAATGGTGCGCTCGGTTTTACGTTTGTAACGCCACCAAAAACAGTAGGGCTTAAATAAAGCGAATCGCCATCATTCCAAGTTTCACCCTGAAGCGAACCAGTAGTATTGATATTTGTCAACTGACCAACCGAGCAGATAAAACCTTCTTGATTACCTGCAATATTTTCACAAACAACACCGAGAGTTCCTGCTGAGTTTGCATCATTATCAGCCTTTGCAAGTTTAACCGAAAGTCTTTGACCTGTTGCCCCTGCTACTATTACAACTTCGTAGCCTGCCTTAGTTAAATTTACTAATGGCGTTGTTTTGTTTACGACACGCGCATGAATATGCTGACCTAAATTAGAAATAGTATTGCCACCTTTAAGACCTAAATTTAAAGTGCCTAAAGTATCATTCCATGCCAATTGACCAGCGCTAACTGTTGAAGTTGTAGCCGTGTCAAAATCCAATAAGTTTAAATCAGTAATATCTAAACTACCTGCAGAATCGCCCGCCGTTAAAACTTGTGTTAGTGTAGGTGTTGCACCGCCGCCGCTAACTACAAAAAAAAAATCAGTACTTAACAATTGTGCTAAGTCGGCGCATGTACCTGAAAATGGTATTGGTGCCGCTGGTACTACTTCGGTATTTGCTACGTTTGTAGGGTCGATATATTCAACGCTGCCATTATCTTGAACAACTTTAACGCTGCCGTTTACGTTGCATTCTATTTCTACTATATCGGGGCTAAGGCTGTTAATGAAATCGCCCGAAGTCGAATCATAAATAGCTACATTGCCGTTCGCAAGTTTTACAATATCTATCATTGGTTTATTATTATTTTAGTACTAAATTCAATACAATCATATTCGATGCCATTAACTTCAAGTGTAACAATTTCGCCGTTAGGGTCAATTATTTGTCCTGAGTAGGTGTAACTTTCATTTAGGTTTGTAAGTGTAAATATTACCGTTTCACCATCTAAAACATTAACACTATAATAAATATTTACAGAACCAAAAGTTAATTCTAAAACCCAAGTGCCCGCAGTTAGTGCATCTACAACAATGCCCGTATCATAAACAGCATTACAAGCGTTAAGACAGCCCAAATTTAAGGTTTTTTCACAACAATTACAACAAGGCATATATTTAAAGTTTAATTTTTTCTAAAAAAGGGGGTATTGATTCCAACCCCCTAACTAATTGCCTAAGGTAGCGAAACTTGGCGGCATAGTGAATCTTAACATATCGTAAACGGCTTACATTTTTCAGTTAGGCTAAAATCATAACGTAACTCAAAATCTAAACTAACTATTTGCATTAGGCTTAATAGCGTTTTTGGGTCTTTGCCTGTTTCAGCCGCGTAAACGGTCCAAGGTAAAACTTCATTACTTACAGGGAACAAGCGCGGGTTAACTATTGCATATTGCCATTGTATGCCTTTAAAGTTAGCACCATACAGCGCAAATTTAACGCTATCTAAAAGCATACGCGGGTCAGCGCAAACATGCCAAAAAACTAATTTAAGTGGAACACGCACATCCAATTCGATTCCACAACTTCCGCGCTTTGTATTTGCTGCTTTTCTTGTTTCCGAAACAATACCATTAACACGGATATAATAGCCCGTTCGCGCGGTGTCTGTGATGCCAACATAGTTTCGTGTGCCGTTTTGCGTAACATTCAAAGTAACAACCTGACCCGCAGTATCTTTAACCGCTATGCCATTACCGTGAACGTTTACATTTACGGATGCCATTGCAGTATCAATCTGTTTGATTAGTTCGGTTATTATATTTTGTGTTACGTACATTATAGTAAATCTATTTCTTCTAAAATTGCTAATAGTTCATTTCGTGCAGCGGTTTCGCCTAATTCGCGTTCGGCAGTTGATACGGTTGAAATATCTTTTGCAAAACGTTCGGGCGATTCTTGAAATTCCATTATTGCTGCAAGTTCATCATTCGTATAAGTAATGGCGCTATTTAAACCGCTTTCAGTTACTTTGATACTCTGAAATAATGAACCGCTAAAATTTAAATCCACCGTGCCCGATTGCCTACCTGTTAAATCCCTAAGTTCTTTATAACCTTGTGTTAAATACTTTGTTTTGTGCGGATTGCCATTTTTAAAAACTGTTTGGCCGTTTTTACCTTGCGGCTTTATACCACCAGCTGAAACAGTTGTAAGGCTTAATGGGTTTATATAAAACGGGTTCACGCTATAAGTTCCTATCTGACTACCTGAACTATCTAAGCCTAAAAAAAATATCCTTTGTTTATATTCTGCTATAACTTGAAACGCCGCAGCCTGCGAAATTCTACGCGCCGTATTGTCATCATTTACAACTTGTGATAGTATTTCTAAGCGTTCAGATATAGTCATTAGCCTGGGAACATTGGATACATTCTTAAACGTGGTTCACATCTGTAGCAGAATCGGTCGGCTTCAAGTAACTGTATAATATTATCAATTTCGTTATCTAAAGCCTCAATGCTTGCGTTTTCCCATTCTGTTATTTTGATATTCGCCCATTCGTTACCGTGTGTTTTAATAAGGTTTAAACGGTTGTTAGGGCTAACCCATTCTTTTAAAATTTGCACGCCCGTTTGGTATAAAATTGCCATACCTAAACGGTCTAAAAATTGGCATATAATATCAGTATCGACACAATCAACACGCACACACGCGCCTAAATATCCTTGCGGTTGCGCTGCTATACCATTCCATCCAGTTACATCTAAAACAGTATCGCCGCATGGCTTGCAGTTTGTTGCAGCATTGCAAGTGTACAGATAAGGCGCTATATTAGTAGTGTCAATTGTTACTAATAATAGGTCTTCTTTAAAGTACTTTTTAACAAATATGTGCATTTCCGTATCTGCAAAAACAGTAACAGCCTGACTAAATAATATATTGCCTGCATAATCTGAAACGTAAATTGTTGTACTACCGTTGTTAGTTGCTTTAAATTTGACTGAGTCGATAAAAATACGGCTTTGCGGGCTATCTATCCACTTCTTAGATATTTTGATGCCTCGGTTAAATGCTACGGGCATATCAACAATATTTGAAACGCCACAAACAGCATATTTAGAACCTATGCTATTTAATTTTATACCCCTTGCATTTAAAACAGCCTTTAAACGTTTTTCAACTACATCCGCAGCAAAATACATTTTTTCCTGTACAGTTAATGTAGCAGAAATAAGCGCCTCCGAACTAACAGCCGCGACATTATTTATAGTTAAACCTTCTAAGTTTTCTAAATAATAACCGCTGGTAGGTACTATGCCCTCAGCATAACAGCCGTTAAGACTAATTATGTAGTTTTCTAAGCAAGTAGGTGTATTAAGATTCAGCATCAGTTTGTTTTTTACGACCGCGTTTTTTTGGCTTTTCAGTTTCGGTTATTTCTTCGGCTTCAACGGCTTCATCGGTTTCGATGGTTTCGGCTTGTTCGAGTTGTTGTACATTTTCTTGTTTTTGAATTACAGATAATAGCCCTTCAGAATAATAAATATCCTTTGGAAAATCATTTTGCTTTACAGCCTTTTCAACAGCCTTGTTAATGCTTTCACTGCCTATTGTTTTCTTTTGGCTTGTATAGTCGAATAGATAAACAACATCTTCGCTATCGGTACGCTGTACATTTATAGCGCCGTAATATTTGCGAATTATTGTTAATGCTTGTGCTATTTTTTTTGAATAGTTTATCATGTGTTTATAATTTAAAAAGGGGGCGGTTTCCCGCCCCTGAATCATTAAAACTAAATTGTTTTATTTGCAGTATCTTCGCATGCAACACTATCAGTAATGATAAGTTGTGTTGCACCTGTATATTCTACAGCAAAGAAATTACCATACAAACCAAATACATCAGGCGTGCCGATAATTGATTCGGTTGGCGCACCGTTAAATGTAACAGGACCAGCTAAAGTCCATGCAAGGTCGGTAAGTGTTGCACCTGTTGAAGCTGTTGAAGCGTCATAGATATTTGTAAATGTTTTTGTAGAAACACTTAGAGCAACATCAGCACCTGTAGCAGAAACAACTACTACTGAAGTTACAGCGGCTGTAGTGATAATTGAGATAGTTAAACCTACACCATCCCATCCACCTGATACGCTATAAACATAACCAGCGGCAGCTAAGGCAACTTGAACGGCAGCTACATAAGCATTAGCACCTGCTAAAGTTCCTGTATCAAATGTACCACCTAAAGAAATAGGCAATCCGTTAATTTGAATAGCAACAGCATCAGCTACATCAATTTCATCGCCTGTAAAGTTATCAGCTGTTACAGATTTGCTGTAGAACAAAGCATTACAAGCTACTACGCACTCATCAGCTGATTCGCAGAACGTTGCATCTGTAGCAGTTGGCGCACCAACAAAACCACATGCAGGTTCGATGTCGCAGTATCCAGTATCAGCACAAACTACTTCATATTTAAATACATCAAGTACGCCATCAAATAGACAGTCTTGCTGTGCCCAACATTTAGGCATACCAACAACCGCCCAGTTAGTAGCGAATTGGATGTATAGTTCGATTTCGTCATTACATTTAACGTAAGACATTACAACATCATGCTCAATGCCTAACCAAGGGTCAACAACTGTAGTACGCATTTGGTCTTCAAAGTCGTATGTGAACTGACCTTTATTTTTTGCGTAAGTGATAAGTTGAAGCGCACCAGGTGCCATAGCAATAACTTCATTAGGATTGCCAAAAGCAGCGCCCAAGTTAGTATCGTAGAAAATTGAACGGGTAATATCAAGTAGTGAAGCATCAAAACCGAAGTCATTACCTGAAGCGATAGCGCGTGCTTTACGGTATTGGTCAAGTAAAGTACCACCGATAAGAACCATTTGCTGTTCAATTTCAGCCTGTTTGCGGTCGCTATCAAGGATAGATTCACCTACAGGGTTAATGCCTAAACCGTTAGCAAGGAACAAAGGCAAGTTTTTAGAAGTTACTGCAGGGTCATTACAATCGCATTTTACGAAGTTACCTACATAACCGCCGTTAGCTACAACTGTAGAAACTTCTTTGCCTAACTTGTTAATGTGATTTCTAAGAACTTCATTAACATAGCTATTTTGATAATCAGCGCGGCTTTCTTTGATACAACGAATTAACTCATCATCAATTTTGATTTTTTGAGAAACCGTTTTGTTTTTGATTTCTACTTCATCATACAAAGGCTTAACTACATCGCCATCAGTAGGGCAATATTCAAGGCTTGTATTATTTGATTCAGCCAAACGCGGAAAGAAACGGCGGGTTACTTTGTAAACTTTACCGTTACCTTGTTCAACAGCTTGAACGTTACCGAGTTTAACCTGTGAAGCGGATTTATTTGCAGCGCTTACAAGCAATTGCAATAGACCGATATTAGGCGATGGCATGGAGCGCATACCGTTGTTATTATTCAACGATATGTCTATAATTTTCCACGCATCAGCGAGTTTTATAGTTGACATTTAAAGAATATTAAATTGTAAAAAATTGTTTTTTGTTTGGCATTTTCCACGCTGCCAGCGTTCTGTTTTTTTTCTGTGCCGCAGCACCCTATTTTGTGAGAGGTCGTAGTGCAAAGATAAGTTGTTTATAAATAAATAAATAAATAATTTTTTTATAGAATTATTAAACAAAAAAGGCAGCCCCTAAGAACTGCCCAAACTATTAACTAACTAAACTATATTAGACCGTTTTCCTGCATGTATTTTAAACGCGCGGGGTGCATGCCGCTTTTTGTTTTTTCATCAATTTCAAATGATTTTGTTTGACCACCGTTTGATTGCTTTTCAAAATTATACTCAGCGGCTATAATTTCAAATAGTGTTTCGTACTTTAAGTTTTCCGTTGGCTTAGATGGGTGCTTTACCCGGTTGCCATCTTTATTAACCCAAATATTACTATCGGCATCAATTTCAAAATCTAAACCACGTTCGCGAATTTCGGCTTCTAAGATAGCGCGCATTTCTTTAAATGCTAATCTTGGATTTTTAACAGATTCAACAAGTGAACCGCGCACCTTGTCTATTTGCTGATTCTTAATGTAGCTTTGAAATTTGCCCTGTTCTTCTTTTATAGCTTGTTGCATTAACATTTCCTTTTCGGTTAGTTTAGCATTGGCTAATTCTAACTGCTGAGTTAATTGCTGCAACTTTTGCGCATCGGCTGAAGTGTATTCAGATTTAAGCTTTTCGATTGTTTCGTATTGGCTATTTTTTAAATCAGAAACAATAGTTTTAAACCTATCTTTTTTATCGATAGCTTCATATTTTTTTAGGTCAATCGCAAAAGCATCGGCAATCTGTTTTTCAGTTTTAGCGTATGCGGCACCAAATAGTTCAGCGCTTTTAGCTTCTTCTATCTGTTTGCCTATACGTTCCTGTACGGTGCGTTCAAGTTTAGATACATAACCCGTTACGGCTTCATCTAATGTAATTTCGTTTGATTCTAATTTTAAAATCAGTTCGGGTTCTATACCCAATTTTTCTACAAATTTGTCAAGCATTTCCATGTGTGTTTAAACTTTAAAAAATAATTTAGTAAACTCTTCAAATGATATACTTAGCGGCAATTCAAAACCGCCTTTTAAAATAACCTTTGTAAATTCTTCGCCATCCTCCCATTCAGTTTTATAAAACGTTGCAACTTCGTCGAGGTCAATATAACAATAATCTTCAAGCTGAACAACTTTGTCGCTATCTGAATTAGTGCTTAGATGTTCATCTATTTGTTTTCTTAATTTTGCCGCCGCTTTGTAGTCTTCGCATTTTACAGCATCTTCGAAATCGCTTTGAAGTTCCTCAAGTGTTAAGGGTTGTTCATTGTATTCTAACTGAATAACAAACTTATACCAACGTGCCATATTATTTACGTTTATTTGCACAGCCGCAGCCGCGTTTTGGGGTTACTGTTCTTTGAATCGGTTGTGCGGGTTCTGATACATGAATTGTACCGAGATAATTATAATTGCCCGTTTGTTGTTCTGCATACCATTGCGCAGGGGTGAACTGGTATTCAGTACCGTTTAGCTTGTTCTTTGCTTTTATGACTAACATGTTATTCTTTAATATAGTTTTGTGACCTAACAGGATAGGCAATATGCCTACAATTAAAACCGCCGCGATTTTGGCAAAAGTTTTCGGGCGTTGTATTTGGTATCATGCCCGTGCCGTTATCTTCAGCCCATGCAATTTCGCTTTCTAAATCTTCAAATAATATTAACCCTAATTTACCGTTTTTTGTTTCACGTACCCAGCGTTCACATTGTGCGCGGCTATCTTTAACAATTGAACCAACGTATAACAGCGCATCCATTTTATAAACTTTGCGTACCGCTTCATTTACTACGCCATCATATTGCAACAGCGCATCGCGCGAAGCCTGCAAGCTGATGCGTTTTAAAACGCCTTGGCGTGCCTCAGTAGTTGTTAACTGACCAGCGATTGAAGTAACCACATCGGTAAGGCTGCTACCTTGATTAACGGCTACCAATAATTCTTGTTTAAGCGGGTTTATTAGCGTTGTTGTTAAGCCTTGTCCTTGCATTGCAGCAACTACATTATTAACAGCCCAACTTTTAAAAGGATTCAAAAAACTTTTTTTTATATCTAAACCGTTTAATTCGCTTTGGATGGTTTGTTGTTCAGCAGCTAAAGTATCGAAATTAGACAAAAAACCGCTTACCATGTCATTATATCCCGACTGAATTAGATAGCGTTCTATTGCACGTTTAAATGTACTAAGGCGGTTAATATTTTCTTTAGACCTAACTAAATTACCTGAACTTGTTCTAAACTTTTCAATCCACGCAACAACAGCCTTTACAAATTTAGGTTCTACTTTGTCGTACCTTTTTTGTAAAATTTCTATTGCTTTGTCGTTAATTCGTTCAGGTGCGTTGAGGTCCATGTGTTACGCTGTAGGCTTAATTATTTTTGGCGTTCCTAAAATGCGCCTTGCATCATCAAGTGAAATACCATAAATCAAATCTAAAATACCTATTGCAGCGTTGTAATCTGTTACGCCCTCTGATACTGATTTTTGAATTTCAAGAATACCCTGAACGCCACCTACAGAACCTTTCAAATTCGCTTTAGCTTCGGCTTCAATGTCATTAGCTACGGGCGTGTTAAATTCATCCATATTAACATCGGGTATTTCAAGTATTGCCACCGCATCAAACCTTGGCGCTAACTTTGCATCAATAGCATTTTTTATAGTAGTGTAATCGCTACCCATAATATCAAATCCATCGTCATAATACAATTCAGTAACAGCATCAAAAACGAACTGAGCGCTAATTGCATCCTTTTCGGTTATTTGACCACTTGCTAAAAGCTGTACACGTTCATCTACTGTATACAGATATGCGCTGTTATACATAGCGCAAATGGTTGCTATTTGGCGTGCAACAGCATCAGCATTATAACGGCGGTCTACGTAGCTTATATATGATTCGTATCTAATAGCCGCTGGCAAACCTTGCTGTGATGCTGCAAATTCTGCCATTAGTTCCGTTTCTGTTTTCAAGTCAAACGAAATAGGCGCATTTACCATTATCGGACTTTCAGTATCCATAAATACAATAGCCTGGATAATTTTTAATACATCCTTATATCTTGCGTAAACATCATCGCTAATTTTACCTACTTCGATATATTCAGGTTCGCGGTCTAATTCCTTTGCAACGCCCGATTGTGCAGCTTTTAAACTACGGTTTATATTTAGCACCTGTTCAGCTTTTCCAAGCGCTTCGGTGGCTACCTTGTTTGTTTCCTGAATAGTGCTAACGTCGGGGCTGTAATATCTAATCGGTTCAACTTGCTGTTTATCATTATCGCCAAACTTCGAAGTAGTAGGGTTTAGGTTATACGCTGCAAGCGGTGTAATGCTTAATGTTTTGCCATGTCCCAAACAAGTCTTACATGTTATTGAAGTGTCGTAATTGTTCGGGTCAGGAACGCGCCCCACGCCATTACAACTGTTACAATCAACCCCCTCAACAAATTTAATAGGGAAACATGTCGCAAGCATAACCGATTTATGCTGATTATCAAAGATAGCAGCATCATTAAGATAAGGTATTGCAGGGCTAAAATCAGACTTGTAAATTTTAAACGTATTGCCATAAGAATCATATTTAGGAACAACGCGACCACCTAAAGCAACCCAAGGCATAATGCCGCTGTTATGTTCATAGATAACCTCAAACATTGTTTTATCGCCATACGCGCGGGCTTGTGCGTAAAACATATCAGTTACTATGTGATAGTACAGCGGGTTTTCAATTCCTAATGTAGCATATTTATTTTTGCTTATGCCTTTATATATTAGTAGTCTGTATTCAGGGTCGTTAAAAACAATCCTATCAGACTGTATTACTTTCATGTCAATGTTAACGCGCACGTTATCAGTTTCAATCCCTTCGCCTGTAGGTTCAATAAGTAGAACTGCGTTAGGGTCTAATACGCGGTTAGGAATAAATACAGAAAATATATAATTTTGTAAATTAGAATCGCCAAACTTTTCATTCTCGGCAAATTCTTTCATGTCTGTATTTTCAAAACGTACAGAATGTTTAGCAGAACTTAGCAGCCTATGCAATTCAGTTATTGCCTTAACCAATGGCGATTCTGTTTTAGGCTGATAGGTATTTTTTCTATAAGCTAATATTTGTTCATCTTCATTTGGAAAAGCCTTATCCAACGCGGGCGGCACTTCACCATAGAAGTGAGGTTTAATGCTTTCATAGATACGTTTCCAATCCGAACGAAATGGGTGCACGGGCGGATTTAGTATTGTAGCATTTACAGAATCTAAAAACTGATAAAACTGTTCTAAGTTCATTCTATTTGATTTTAAATAGGGCGGCTACATTAAATAACCGCCCTGAAAAAACTATCTAACTATGGAGTAATTGTAACAGTAGCAGAACCTGAAATGCCCGAAGCATCATTAGCAGTTGCGATTACTAATACATCGCCTGCACTTGTAGCAGTAAGCAAACCTGTTGAACTGTTAATAGTAGCAGTACCAGTACCATTTACAACAGACCATGTAACACTGGCATCTGTAGCGTTAACAGGTGAAACGTTTGCAACCATTTGCAATGTAGCACCATCGGCAACAGTAGAACCAATTACAGTAATAGCAGTTACCCAGCATGAGTTATAAGGCAATGTTAGCAAGAAGTCTAAAGACAATTGGCTAAATGTACCTAATTGTTCATTGTATCTAAATTCAACAGTCCAATAAGCATCATCCTCATCAGTTTCAGCAATCTGATAGAACGGGCGAACTGTAACGTTTGAATACCAACCTAAGAATCTACCATCGCAAGTTACAAAACCAAATTCATAACCCGCAGCTTTAGCAGGATTTGAAAGGAAATTATAAAGCGAATCAATAGTAAATGTAAGGTCATTTTCAGCATCGGTAAGTGAAACAACACGCGACTGTTTTACTACTTCTTCTTGACCGCAACTACCACGTTTTTTAGTAGTAAATTCAGGTGCAGGCAAACCACCGCTAATACGGCTACCGTTTACGCGACCAAATACGTCTTTGTTAGCTATTGCAGTTTCCCACTCAGTAGAATCTGTAATATCATCAAATTCGTAGTTACATTTTTTTGCAAACCAACCAGCGATACCACCTGAATATACAGTTGAATCGCACGGGTCGCAAAGATAGTTAGGAGCGTTGCTATCATCTATGCAAGGCGGGCAAACGCCAAACGCGCCCAAAAACCCATTTATGAAAGAAATATTATTCATGTTTTTTGTTTTTAAATATTTGTAAATGAATCACGACCTCATCTACATTGTTTGTTATCTAATCGACATCTTTTATCAAATGTCAAATCTAACAAAAACATTCGGTTATCATCGGGTTTAGAATCGTATCTAAAGTTCTGATACTGCACGTTATCTACAGTTACATAATTGCCTCTCACAGCTTGTTGTAGTAACTTAATGTAAAACGGTGGCACAGCGCCCGAAATAATACCGTAATTTTCTGTTATATCTTTACTAATAACTACATTTCTATCATTTTCTACTATCGCTTCAGTATCGCCAAAGAACTCAACAGTTCCAAAGATGCGAAGCGAATTATAAAACGGCGTATTATTAGAACCTAAATAGTTAGTCAAAGTTCCGTAAAAATTACCGTTGCAATCATAATTTGCGTAAGTGCTATAAATTAGCGAAGTATCGTTTAAGTTTCCGCAGCCTTCAACTTCTTTATAGTATTCAGTCCAAAGAACCTTATCTGTTTCAGGTTCTAAAGTTATCTGATTTATTTTAAAATATTCAATTCTTAATCTAAAGCAATCCAAATCAGCAGGGAATAAACCCGTATTAACAAACCAAGTTTGAATGCTACCCGTTGCAAGACTTTGACCTACATGGTAGCTATCTGAAAATACATCTATATATTTACTAATTTCATTGCCACAACAATCAAATAAACTAACTTGCACATAATGCGATGTACTTGTAGTAGTAAAAAAGCCTGATACCAAAACATCATTAGGCTGATTATATAAGTCAGTAACTTGCGTTTGAAACGGTATAATATCGCCCTCAACATAAGGAATATAAAACGGCAAATCAGAACCGCAAAGATTACAGTTCCACGCATCATTAAAATTCTGCAATAAATTACCAGGCAAAATAGGGCAAGCATACCGAATCGGTACGGGCTGCCTAAATGAATAAGTCCTACTAATTTCGGGCGTGTATGTAATCGGATAGTTTAGTAACATATATTTGCAAAGATACAAATAAAAATTAAATTAAAATATTTTTATCCTAAATCGCTACATTTATAGTTGTTATCAAAATTTGTAATCGGTGGCAATGCAGGTAAAGGAATTGGAACAGGCATTAAAATTTCGTGTCTTATTGTGTGTGGTCCTGTGCCTGGGTCAAAATCAGCATCAACTACAAACCTATAATAAACAACTGCAAATACATCGCTAATTTTAATTGCAGTAACTACATTGCCCGCGTAACTTAAAACGCCTACAGGATTGTTAGCATTATCTACAAAGTTATTTTGAACAACATTTAAACCGCCTACATAATCGGGATGCGCTAATATTTCAGCTATAACCGCCGTTGGATTGCCTGTAATGGTCCACAACGGCAAAACGCCAACAACGCGGTAAGTATTTGTGCTTGTTAATGCAACTAAGCCAATAGGGCAATAATCGGGTATTTGCTGATAAGCGATTGCCGTAACCCAATATCTTTGACCTTGCGTTAATTGCTGTACATTTATTTTAAAAATAGCTAAGTCATTAACATCAAATGATGCCGCGACATCGTCAAGTTTTCCACTAACTAACTGTTGCATCTGAATAGTTATAGGCTGCCAGCTTGCTTCTTCTTCAATAGCATTATTATTTGTATCGCCCAATTCGTTTGCAGGGTAAATGGTCGCTATCAAATTAACAGAACCATTTAACGCAGGGTCTTTTTCTACTTCGGCTACAATTTGGTCCGCATCGCAAATGTCAATAATTTCGGTTTTGATTCCTAAAATATAATCTTCTAAATCATAGAAGCGAACCGCTAATAAGTTAGGGCTTATTGCGTCATTTTCGAAAACATCGACATCTAATTTTTGAACAAAGTCTATTTGCGTTAACTGAGTAATGCCATTGATTGAAGTAGGCTGATTCATGCTAACGGTCCATGTTATTTCGGTCGATGTGCCTGCATATTCTTCAGCTATTCTAAATATACAATCTAAAACAAGGTCGTTAACGGTATCAGTTACAATAGTCATATCAGCCGTAGTTATTGCAGGGCTCGCAGGGATATAGCCTTGCACTTGATTAACAACGCCTGGAACGTTTGTAAGTTTGCAGATAATGCCCGCAACGCTTCCATCAAAAGTACCTGTTAAGCCTAAAGCAGTTAAAGCGGTGGCATAGCTTAGTTTGTCAATTTCTAAACGTGCTTTGATTCTTTGATGTGGTGCAATGGTTAATTCGTTTCCGCTGTACTCAGTATTGTAAGTACTTAGATAACCTGTCATAGTAGGCAATGCAGGCGCCGTATAGGTAGCCGTTAATAATGGGCTTAGATGCGAAGTTACATATTCAGGATTTGCCGCATCATGAATATTTACTACTATGTAATATTGACCGTTTAGAATTAACTGCGTTCCATCAATTACAAATTGCACTTCTATGTCATCGGCTAATGGCGTATTTTCAAACCAATCCGATGGCGAATAAATAGCGCCGTTTAGTTGACCGATTGCAGGGGTAGCCTGCGGTATAACAGCATCTGAAAGACTTAAATCAGAAACAAAGTTAGCAGCGTTTGTGGCATTGTCAACCCTAAACAATAGAACGCGAATATCAGAAATAGGGTCATTGTTAACAGAACCGTTATAGGCTTCACCCCTTAATAAGATACGAACGTTGTTTGCCTCACCTATTGCTAACTGATTATTTGCAACCGTAAATATTGCATTTGGAATAGTCGATGTATTAGGCTGTGCCGCCGTTGCTTTAGCCTCGGTAAGTAGTGGCAAACTTGCAGCCACTTGTGATGCTGAACTAATTTCAAGTTCACGAATGTAGCGCATCAATAAGCTATAACCTAAATAGTCGGAATTGTACCAACGTGCCTCAATAGGTAAGTTTAAGAAATTGCCGCCAACGGGTGTAGTAGGTATTTGTGAGAATCCTGAATTATCAAAAACGTGTGTAGCTATACCAAAGTTTTTAGCAGTATTGTAAACGCTTTGAAACTGATTATTCTGCAGGCTTAAAATAGATGTTAAAAACCTACTGACATTGGTATTGCTTGAATTGCCAAATATAAAATTAGTAGTATCATTCGTAACGTAAAATTCAAATACTATTGTAGCTATGTCATAAGGTGCGCCATTACTCGACATTTCACAATAGATATTTTGCAATGCAGGATTATTGACTACTAAAAAAGCCTGTTGCGGCGTTGCGCTCAAAGGGTTTAAAGTTACATAACCAAAATCAAATGCGTTTTGCTGATTTGTCAAAACATATAAACCAGGGTTAAAAGCAATAAACTTATTTAAAAAGCTATTAGCGCCTGAGCTAACAATTGTTAGTGTTAAACGTATTTTATTGCCTATTGCTAAGCCTTCAATAGGAACGGCGGGTATAGTCGATGCTGTAAAAGTTGCAACATTATATAATACCGTTCCGCTGCTATCTATTTGGTCTATCTGTATTGTATCGTAAGTATAAGACATTAAATTAAACCGTTTATAGTTAATGAATTATTATTTGTATCGTAGGTTATCTCAGTAATTTGAACTTGACCCTGCGAAGTAGTTACATATTTGTCAATATCCAAACTTGTAAGTAGGTCGCAATCCGCTGTTACAGATATTGTAACTTTGCGCGTTTTGACCGATGTTAATCGCGGGTCGTCTATGTATAGGAGTGTTTGGTAGGCTGTGTCTATTAACTGACTTGATGTATTAGGTATTGGATTTTCATATACCCACCAAATAGTATTAAAATTAAACAAATTTGGGTTACTCGCATTATTAAAAAATTTAGCACTAACTTTAAAATAATTTGGATAAGGTTCTGTATAATTACAATCAATCAATTTAGGAAAACCTGTTATTCCTTTATCCATTAAAAGCAATCCCCTTATTGTTAAATTTGGATAAAATGCAGCATAAAACGGTTTATCTAATGGGCTTCTTGTTGTTCTATTGGCATCATCTAAAAATAAAGCAGATGCAAAAGTAAAGTTTTTACTAAATAATCCTGATTGTTGTGGGTTATCTGTAGGATTCCAATCTATAACTCTTTGTGTCCATTTTGGCGCTACTTCTGAACCACTTAAATCAATATCTTTTGGATAAATATATTCAGCATAAGCCGCAGGTGGCTTTTCAAGTGATTCATAACAAATAGATAGCAATTGATTATCTGCTAAATTATCAGTATTAAACCATTGAACGCCTACAAAAAAGTCTTTGCGCTCAACTTGTAAAACGCCGTTGATTACGCGCCATTCAATATTAAATTGTTTAAATTCGTCTAAGAACTGAATGCCGTTTAAGTTGGGTTTATTAGTTTGATAATTTGTTATAACACCACCAACGCCTTCACTCCCTTCAGCATATGCAGCATCTAACCTAACTGTGTCATGATAATAACCACCAACATCAAATAAAGAACTTCTAAAACCTAAGCCACAAATGCTACAAAGATTTTTCATGTAACTATCTATGAATGGCGCTTTATGAAAATTTCTACAATCTACTATATATCCTTCTAAATTAGCATAAAATTGACCAGCATCACCTGTTGTTACAAGATTTAAAATTGTAACTATAAGTGCAAAAGGTGATATAATAATATAAAATATTATACCAATAATCATTATACTTTCTTGTAAAGCATGTGGTCTTAAATCATTACAATATTGAATTTCGCCCGCTTTTCTAAATGTATCTTCACCTAATGACAAACCGCTGCCATCTGCTTTATCTACTCTATCCCATATTAAATGATTCTTCAAACACCTAATAGCTTCGGCATCCACGCTATTATCTACCACCGTTACCTGCGCTTCGCATGTCGGGAACGTACACCACCGAACCGAACCGCCCTCAATCTTACCCGTAAATAATAAGCGGTCAGAGCCATCGGGATTAGTGCAGCATGTATCGTAAATTAAAACCTGTATAGCTGCTATATTTGGATTTGGCGCGTTTATTATTTGCTGTCTGACATATTCGTAAGTATCGCCAACAACAGTTAATTCAGGGGCAAATGAAAACGCAGAATCGCCCGCTTCATCTTTACGGCGAAAAACAAAACTTGCGGATTCAGTACCGTTGAAATTATCAAGGTCTTGAGGTATGCCATCAAAAAATATTAGTAAGCCGTTCATTTAACTATCGAATATGTTAACAATCCCAAAGATACAGATATAAACGCGTAAGTTGTTATTTTCCACACTTTTTTCATACGCTTTTCTTTTTTCAACTGCCTTGCATAGTCATTGCATATTACGTTGCCGCGCTCGTAACTTTGAATCATTTGGTCCTTTAATTTCAGCATGTCGGTATGTATATTATATTGTACTTTCATAGCTGATATGACCGATTCTGCCTGATATAATATACTATCGCATTCCTGTAATTTGCCAGCGTATTTCTTATAAGTTTCTAATGAATCAAAACGCGCGGCGATAAATTCTGCATAGTCACGGGTTATTAAAAAACCGTTATCTACCTTTGTAATTTGACAAGAGGCGACTAATGAGCAAAGTGTCAGTAACGTTGCTATAATTAACACTCGGTATTTGAATAATCTTAATTCTGTGTAAGTCATATCTAAAGTGTTTTATTTGTTTGTCTAATGCCGATTGCATCGTATCTATATGCGCTTGAAGGCTATCTGATTTTGTCACAAATTTAATCAATATTTGGGACAAACTGTCACGCGTTCTTTGTTCGTTTTTCTGTATCTCTTTGTGCAGCTTATTGCTATTATCTATCGTAATGTATAGCAGTAAAGATGTTAGCACTATAACAATGGCTATTAGGTATTTCATTTTTTAACCAAGTTTAAAGCGATGGCAACGGCTTGTTCCTGCGGTTTGCCTTCAGATATTAGTGTTCTAATGTTTTGCGAAATACATTTATTATCGCCTGGTAAGCATTTGATTAGTGGCATAGTGTTTAAATATTTATACAATTAGATGTTATTTTGACCAATTCTTTGAAAAGTTTTTACGCGCTTGTCTTTGTTCTACAATTCTAAAAATCCCATTTGCGTTGGCGCTAACTGTAGTTCGTGGCATGTACTTAGGCAATTCAGTTAAAACATTTTCAATACGTTCTAATCTATTTTCAAGACCGCCGTATGTTTGAGCCACGTTTACAAATATAGATTTTTGCCCTAACTCTGAACTAAGACTAACGTTATCGCCAAATGCACCTAAAGCGCTTTTAATGCCGCCTTGCTGATATGCTTTTGAAAATGTATTAAGTACATCGGCAGGGATTCTGTTATTGTGTACAGCGGTCAATACATCCCAATACCTATCGTTTGTATCGGTTGTTATTACGCGCTCGCCTTCGTTAAGCATTGCAGGGATTGTGTCACGCCCTGGTTTATTTTTGCCACGTTCTAAGTATTCAACACCATGAAAGAACGCATTGCCAGCAGCTACACGCGCTTGTGCTAAACCTGCAATAAGCGAAGCAAGTGTAAGTGCTATTGTAATCGGTGCAGCAGCGCCGCCTTCAGCCGCAGCCTTTGAAATGGCAATAGCCGCATTGATTGCTAACTGAACCTGCGCTAAAGTCTTTTCACGTTCAACAGCACGCGCCCGTTCAGCTTCCAATTTTTCTAAGCGTTCCTTTTCAATTTCTAATTGCCTTGCATTGTAGTTTTCACTATTCGCGCGTATTTCATCCAATGCCGATTTGCTTTTATCTATTGCCTTATCAAGCCCTTCGATGTATGCTTGCACTTGTGCGTTTAGAACATTGAAAACATTATCGGAAATACCCGTTACTACTTCACCTATTTGCTCAATTATTTTTTTAGGGTCTGGCGGTTCTAATCCATCGCCTAAACCTTTACCAGCTTCTTGTAATTGTAATTTTAAAGTTTGTTTTCTAAAGATTCCATTTTTCTAATTGCCCAGTTAATACCTTCATCGCCGCCCCATGCATCCCACATAATGCCGCCGCATCCTTCGCTATACGGAACGTTTTTATTTTGCTGATGCCTAATAAAAGCCGCCATACGTTTAACCGTTTCAATGCTTATAGCTTCGCCCTTGGCTAATTGGTTAGCGCGTGCCCAACCTACTAAAGTGCCGCAACCTTTTGTATTGCCTGTTTCTTCTTTCCATTTGAGTGCGCGTTTTGCCGCTTCGGTTGCGGCTTTTGGATAATCTGTAAATGTCATGATGATGATTGCAGTGTAAGATGCTGCGCCCTGTTTGGTTAGTTAATTGCGTATTTGATTAGTTTGTTGAAGTTTGTAAAAAATCTACGTTGCATTTCTTGTTCTGAATTGTTATAGCAAATGTTTCTGCAAAAATCTTCTACAATTTCGCTTTTAGTATTAAAGCCCGCTGCAAAATTCATGTTGTTTATAGTGAAGCAAATTTCTTTATTATAGCCGTTATAGTCAAGCTCTGTAAATTCAATATTCATTTTATCTGTTTGTTTAATGCTGCAAGTTCTGCAGGTTCAGCGCCCGAAGCATCACGCAATTTTTTAAGCGCTTCAATACGAATCTTAATAATTTTCTGATTAGTATTCATTTCTAAAATCTGTCTTTTGCGGTTGTATTCTTCATCTATCTTTTCTTGCATATCGACATTTAAAAATGCAGCATCTAATTTTTGATTTCGTTCCGCTTCAAGTTCTAATAGTTGCAATGCTAAATCAGCCTCGGCATTATTAACCCTGTATTCAGTACCAGCATCAATTATTTTTCTTTGATTTTGAAGTTCATCCTCATAGGCTTGACGCATTTGTCTGATAGATTCTAATTCAGCCTGTTCAACCTTTTCAATATTTTCAATTCTTTTAGTATCTAAGTCATTACGTTTTTTTGCATTATCGGCAAACATCAATTCTAAATCTAATAATGTCATGCCTAATTCTTTTGCATACTTTTCGTAGGCATCCTGTACTAAGTTAATGGCATTTAATTCAGCTTGGTAGCGTTCTTTGCTACCTTCAACAGTATTATCAATTCTAAACTGATTTAGCTTTTCAATTTCTTTAATTTCGTTTTGTATTTCTTTGATTCTATCTTGTCTTGCTTTTTCTTGTAAATCCGCAAGGCGTTTGTTTTTTTCTTGTTCAATTGCATCATATCTTAAATTTTGTTCTTCAACAATCAATATTTGAGCATTGGCATTTTTTTGTAAAATAGCTTGTAAATCATTAGACCTTTGTCTTGCTTGATTGCTACTTGTTCTTGCAAATTCTTCATCTGCTTTTTTAATTTCATCTTGAATTTTAAAATTATCTTTTAATATATCAGCTAATCTTTTATCTATATCATTTTGTAATTTTTTACCTTCAAGTTCAGCCGATGCAATCACACCAGCGGCAGTATCACCTAATAGTTTTATCCTTGCATCTGCTACAGCAAATTCAATTTCTCTTAATTTATCCGCGCGTTCTTGTTCTATCTTTATAATTTCATCAGATGTTTCCTGATATATTTTAGTAAGTTCAGCACGCCTCTTTTTTTCATCCTCGGTTAGTTGCCCCCTATTTGATTCAATAGCATTAAGCTTTTCCATTTCAACCTCTGCAATGCTTATTTTATCTCCTAAGGTTGTTGTGCTATCAGATAATTTTTCCATGTTTTCGGCTGTGTTATCAGTAGATTTAAATAGGCTACTAAAAAATGAAAGTACAGGACCCGCAAATGACATAATTAAACCGAACGGCAATAGTGAACCCATTAACCTAAACGCAAATCCTAATTGGCTAACAACGCGGCGCATAGAACCAATTTGTCGCACGCCTTGGACAATAGAACCAGTAAACCCGCGCTGCTGCGTTGCCGCCTGTCCTGTGCTTACTGCTATCTGTTTATTTGTAGTGTCTAATTGTTTACCAACTGCGACACCTGTTTTAGATTCGGCATTAACTTGCTTTTGTGTATTTACTAAGGCGTTACGTTTTTGATTTAACTGCTCCACGCCTTTAGCCTCAGTACTTAACACGCTAACTAAATTCGCCTGCGCTGATTCTAATTCATCGGCAACATCCACGCCTTGTTCCATCGCCGCGTTTAGTTGGTCGATACTTTCAATAGCTGAATTGATTTCAGTCTGAAACTGTGAACTGTTAAATTCTAAACTATAAACGTCTTTAATTTCTGCCATTGTAAGCGAGGATTTATACTATTTTTTTATATTTTTTTGAGCCTGCTCAGCCCTATCATTATCTTTTAATATTTGTTCTAATGCGCTGTAATAATCACGAATAACCCAAAACCTAACGTTTGCCATTTGTACGGGGTCACCCTTAGTTATTATATAATCATTTTCACGGTTTTGTTCTTTAAGTTTTTGTAATGCGTGCTGATATGTTTGCGGTCGTTTAGTCGGTTTTACTTTAGGGTCTATCTTGTTTAGCCTTGGAAAGTTTAAACGTTTGAAGCGCTCGAACCTTTCAAGATTTGTTCTATACTGTTCAAAAAAAAAGCGCGCAGTTCATCGTCTTTTCGTATCGCATCCATTTTACGTTGCTGCGTTTCACTATTTATGATATAAGGGTTTTCATTATCTATGTAGAAAAAATACAAACCCGCTTCTAATAATAGGTCATCAATCTTTACGCTTTTAAGCCTATAAATAATATCATTCAGTTGGTCTTTAGACTTCGTGTGAAATTCCTTTAGCTTATCGCGTGTCATGTTTTGCCAGGGCATATCCTCAACCGTTTCTAAAATGCCTGATAGCTTTTCGACTACTTCATTTTTATGAATCCCGTAATCAATAGCGGTCATAGCTTCTTCAATTCTTTGCGCACGTTCACGCGTTAAGTTCGCAGGGTTTTTAAGAATATAGAAGTTATTGCCTTCGCGGTCAGTAAATACCCTTGTTAACTCAATACGTTGCTTTGTTGTTTCGGGAATGTAGGTTTTAAGCCACTTTGAATAGTTCTTTTCGTTTTGTTCTGCCCTGTTTCGCTTTCTGAAAATCATGTGTTTAGTATTTAGCTGTAAAGATATTTCAAAAAAAGATAAATATTTTTATAAAATTTTAATAAAATTATTTGCAATTATGAAAAGAGGTTGTATCTTTGAGCATCGATTTGATGAAACGCTTTAAAAAACTAATGATTATGACAACACTACAAAAATTTACAGTTTGGATTCCTACTGAATTTGGTTTAGGCTGCCAAACTATTAAGGGCAAAGATTTTACAGATGCATTTTTGCGATTAGGTAAAAAAGATAAATTGAAACGCGGATGGATTGAAGATGAAAGCGGCGAATCAATTACATTTCATGAAATATTAGGCATTGAACTTTAAATCACACAACATCATGAAAAAACAAATGGATTCACAATTACTATTCCTATATCAAAGATATTTTTTTAATAAAGATATGGGCGATGTTCAAAGGGCTAACTATTGGCTTGGTAGAATCAAAGAATACGAATTAGAAAACAAATTTTAAAATCACATGTAAAATGAAAACACTACTTTTAATTTTCACGCTTTTATTTAGCGCTGCAACTTACGCGCAAACAGATACGCTATACTGTATTCAGATACTTAGTACTAAGACACCCGAATATGTAACGGCTGAACAACTTAGTATCATGCCATTCGATACGGTTATGTATGAACAAGCTGGCGATTATTACAGACTCATGATTGTTTATTCAGATTTATTTGAGGCTGAAATATCATTGGCATCGTGGCAGCGTGCCTATTCAGATGCTTTTATTTGCCGCCGTACTTTTGCGCAGGCTTCACAACTAAAAAAGTTCTATACCAATGAAGCGAATTGATGTAAAGTATAACGTTGTGCATCAAAAAAAAGGCATTCTACAGCGTTTATTATTAGAAGCTAACAGATACAAGCCTTTAACATTTGAACAGGAACGTAACGCCACGCGTGAGCAACTTATAAATCACAATATGATGTTTGCCATATCTGTAGCGTTTCGGCATCATGTCGAATCTATCGACATTATGGATTTAATTTCGGAATCAATGATAGGTCTAATTAAGGCAGCCGATAGCTTTGACCGTAATAGTGAAAATAGGTTTATATCTTATGCCGTTTATAAGATGCGCGCCGAAATTCAAAACTTCATAAATACCAAACGCGATATAATACGTTATCCCGATAAAGCATACATTGTAAAACATCAGATGCGTAATATAACAGATGCTACAACAGAACAAATAGCTAAGCAAATAAACGTATCAGAACACCACGTTAAAATGGTTAAGAATATGCACAGCTTTGTTAGCTTGGACCATGTCGATGATGAAGGTAACGAAATTTACACGCCAGCATCTGATTCGCAAACCGATTTAGATGCTTTGCAATCCGATAACGAAAAGGTATTTAACTACCTTGTCAAACGTTTAAATGATTCAGAATACAAGGTTATTCAGCATAGATACTTAGAAGGCTATGTCAAAGACTATGGGCAAATAGGGCAGATGCTAAACCTTTCAAGGGAAAGCGCACGCCAATTAGAAAAAAAGGCATTAGATAAAATAAAAAATCAATATGCAAGAATCCAAATGGGTTAGGGAACTGATATTAAGCGGTCAACCCGATACAGTTGAACTTGGTTTAATCCTGAATGATTCGTTTAATTATTTTCCGTTAACCCGTAAGTTTTACAGAAAATATAAACGCTTTAGATTTTGGCAGGCATCGAGGCGCTACTCAGTATTAGAATCAGAATCCCGTTATTATGCAAAAGTTGCACTATTGAACAACGAACTAAAAACACACCGTTGTTATTTTTGGTTAGACTTTCAGGAACCAAAGTTTAAAACGCCCTGGCAACAATGGCAAAAGCATATTACTAATAATGCTAAGTTTCCCTATCATGGTCCGCTGTTTCATTATCCTTCGCATCCTTATACATCTATGTTCACTAATTGGTGAAGTTCACGTAACGTGAACGCCTGTTGTTCGCCACTCACCCGCCATTTTGGCGAATAAGCTAATACATCCTACCATTAGCTAAAAACTTATCAGCCCACACGTTAACCTGTTCAACATAGAAGTTACCTTGGTCATCTACATTAACCAGGGCAAAACCATTAGCCCATAGTTGCCTTTGAAACCTTGGCATATAGCTAAAACCTTTTGACTTTATATCAAATAGACCCCCGATATTAAACGCGGCTTTGTTCCCTGTGTGGTAACATTGAACCCTGTGCGTATGTCCAAACATAACACTATGCTGTGTTTTATCTAAATGCGCCTTAGCTGCATGAATAGATGTATAAACGCCGTGTACAACATCTAAGTGTTTGCCTAATGTGAAATAATCGCTTTGCCAGTCTGTTTTAACTTCCCATCCGCGCTCATGAAGATATAGCGCCTCGCATGGGTTTATAAGTGCGCCGCCATATTTCGCATTATCCTTTTCTTTGATGTGCCTAAAGTATCGGTCTTCATGATTGCCAAATAAGAAATATTTTTTAGCACCTTTGAACGCGCTGTTAATATCATCAATACCCTGCAGCCCATCAATATATTCGTCCTGTAGGGTTAGCCCTGATAAGTTGGCTAATGATTCGGCATTATAAGAACCTAAGGTATATAAATCTAAGTAATCGCCCGCCATTACAATGCCGTGTAAGTTCGTGCCTAATTCTGATATAAGCCTTAATAGCTTTTGCCATAGTATCTTATTGTGGAATGGGCGGTGAACATCGCTAACTACTAACCAACGCTGCAAAGTTTTATTTTGTCGGCGTTTTTCATTTATTAGGTTTTTCCAATATGTAACCTCAGCATCAGAATGTACTTTAATTTTTGGGCGGTAAATCATAGCTTTATTTTTAGGGGTTATCATTTCGTTGGTGTCAACGATATGCTACAGCTTTATATCTTGACAAAACGTATTTAATAAGTATCTAAGATTATCTAATAAGTCAGCCTGGCGTTCTTCGCCTTTGCCTTTGATAATGCGGCGGCTGTTATCTGATTTAATTCTAAGGCAGTCCATGCGCAAGCCTTGGCACTTGTCTTCATATATTTGAAAATCGGGGCACATGCTTATAATTGTATTCGTTTGGACGTAACTTTCAGCATGCAGCGGGTTCGCTTTAGGCACTACAAAGAATCGCGCGGGCAACTGCAATTCTTCCTGTATTATTTCGTAGTAAGTTTTTGAAACGCGCTGCCTACCATCAGACCTATCACCACTCGCATCACCTGTTATTAGTAGTGGAATAGTGCATGGGTAAATAGCAGTATCGGACCAACGCCCTATCTTCTTATTTGTTTCACTAAATACCCATTCCCTAAACGCCTGGCATGTATCGTAAATAGATGCTTCGCCGCGTTCTTCACTACCTATCTTAAATTCTTTAATGATATGCACGCCATAGCGATAACGTGAACGTGCTGATATGTCGGGCGATAATGTTGTTTTTTTCATCACCGCCGCTGTCATAGGTATTTTATTAAAGTCAAATGAAACGTAAATTTGTTCCGTTTCCCAATTGATTTTCTTTGCGGGCTGAAATACTTTTTGCTGAATGCTTTTGTCCTTTAGAACATAAACCCATGCTTCACCTGAATAGTCAACAAATACAGATTTGTATTCCTGTTCAAACGTTAGGCGGTCAAGGTCACGGCTTGCATCGGCTACTTCGGCAGGGTCTATTGCAGGGTTATCAGTTGTTTCCATTCTAAACGTTATCCAACTTTCAGAACCGTTTTCGCTTTGAGGTAAATCAATATCGCCGTAACAATTACGTTCAACGTTACCAGCGATAGCGCCATTGCGGCATAGTTCGTACCAATAGTTATCTTTACCTGCAGCGGTACCAATAAAAAACGCCTCACCTTTAAAGTCAGTCAAGGTAGGGCGGGATACTGTTTTCCAATGATATTCTAATATGTGTGAAGGTATCTTTTGCGTTTCTTCATAGATAACGCGGTGATATTTGCGCCCGCGCCCTTTGTCTTTTCGCCCTTCATCGCCAATGGACCAAACTTCTAAAACGCCGCCATTTAAGAACTGCATTATCTTTGATGTTTCATCTTTATGCGATATGATGCCGCCTTCATTACTTAGCTTGTAAGTGTCAACTATCTTAGCCCAGGATTGCGCGAAGTCTTTGAAGTCATCGACAAATATACCTACGAACTTACCTTCGAATACTGCAGGACTTATAAGGGGTAACGCAACCGATGTAATCAATTCAGTTTTGCCAAATCGCCGCGCACACACTATGCAATTAAAACGCCGTTTATTGTTTAAGATACGCTGCTGCCCTATATGCGGTCGGTATAGTGTTATGTCGATATTTCGCGGCACTACTTATCAGGTGGGTACTGAATGTTTATGTTAATGTTTTTGTCGTCCTGTGTTTCTGCTTTAGGTTCTATGATGCCATAGTTGTGACCTAAAAGTAACTTAGTCATTTGCGGATTTGACTTACCATCTAAGCCGCGTTCTACCTTGTTTGTTAGTATTTTAGACTTTGCACGTGCGATTAAAACCGAAAAAGCATCGCGCGTTTGATAGTTCAAAAGCGTGTCTGCATCGCAATCTAAGAAATCTGCAAGACCGTAAACAGTATAGGGTATAGGGTCGGGCAAATCTATTACCTCATAATAGTCACGTGTCTTTACAACTTCTTTTTTAGTACGTGATTCACAATAATCAAAATATGAATCTATTTTACTTTGCAATTCTTCAGGACTTTGAAATTTCATTGGGCGACCGCCTAAATCTTTCATATTTTCGTTTTAAGAAACTTTTAATAAGTTTTGATACATACACACCACTTTAATATAAAAATGCCTTAAAACACCGTTTTTGTTTGTTTTAGGACTATATATATATTAAAGTTTATTTATTATTTTATATTATTTATTATTTATATTATTATTGTTAACAGTTGTTACATTAAGTGTAACATATAAAGTATTGATAATCATAGTATGTTACATGTTTACACCTGTTACGCTATATTCTACGCACATAATTTTTTTAAGTTTAACTACGCATGTGTATGCATGCGTTGTGTGTGATAAAAACACCGTAACGGGCGTTAACAGCGTAACAACGTTAAGAATCAAACGTTTAGGCGTTACATGCTGTGTAACCTGTGTTAACATTTCAAATAAAAAAACCGCTGAACTTGTTGAACAGCGGTTAGCGGCAAACCGCAGTTAAGGCAAAAGTAAGTATTAGTTTTCAGATTTTAAAACTTTTCGATGTGAAAATTCAATATTTGATTTTTGATAGTTTAAATGATTGCCATCTAAAAACGTCATAGTGTACTTTAAATCATGGTTTTTAAGCGGAAAAAGCAAATGATGTAATAACATGCCAGTATTAGTAATAATTCTGTTTTTTTTAATATGCCAACGGTGGTTTAGGCATTTATCATAGTCAGAATCATCAATCATAATGTAGTCTTGGCAAAGATTGCGTTTAAAAATTTGAAGTAATTTCATAAATTAAGTGTTTTAATAGTATAAAGAATCTGAGCTTCATTTTTAATCATTCCTAAATCAATGCCCTGTGTAATAAACTGCTCAATCTTTGTAATTTTTTTAAGTTCATTTGCAGATGCTAAATTTCTCATGCCTGCAAAATGTTTTTCAAAAACACGTTCATTTATAGCCATAGCATATTTATAAAATTCAGCATTAGGTATAATTTTTTTAATAGCATCATTCATAGGTCTATATTCAGTACCAGCTTCAATACGGTCAAATATTAGGCTATCTGTTAACCAAATAACAACTTTAGCATAAATCATTGGATTTAATTCCATTGCTAATAAAACCCATATATAAGGATTGCACATAACTTCTTTTGTATGTCTTGCTCCTGTTGTTTTATATACATTAAGTGACTTTAATAATTTTGCAATTCCCATTTCATTTATCCGTTCTATAAAAGAGTTAATTGACTCGTTTATGTAACCTTGATTTTCAAGCAAATAATAAACACGTTCTTTAAAATCTTGTGTTTGCATAATCCAAGTTAATGACCTTTCAGACCAACCATATTCCCATCTTGCAGCTTCATAGGCTTTTTGTAATGCCGTAACTGATAAAAATCCTGTTTTTGTTTCTTGTTTAATTGTGATGCCAAAAAGTTCACGGTCTTTTGATTGCATAATTACATTTGATTTCATAAAATATAAATTTTAATTGTTAATACTACAAAGATAGTATTTTATATTTATATTTCAAAGGTTATAAATAAAAAACCCTACATTTTTGCAGGGTTTCAATTACTTTTATTTTTCTAATTCATCATTAAACGCTGATTTTTTCAGCAAATCAGTATAATTCATTGAACCTTTACGGCTAACATCACGCCCGAATATTTTACCGAACTTTTCGGCAGCATCTTTAACGGCGTATGTTTCGGCAGCGGGTGCAGCTTTTTGCACGCCATCGGTTTTAACGGCATTCCAGTCGGTAGCGCCTGCGCCCTTATCAGTTTGTATCGGTGCAGCACCTATGCCATCCTGCCACATTGGTTCGCCGCTTATCGGGTTATTTACATGTAAACGGACCGTTACAACTACTGAGTTAGCTACTATCTGTGTTCCGCGTATTTCTACGTTCCAATTGCCAAAGATACGCGTTAAAAGATATTCTATTTTTTCAATAGGGATATATCTATAATCGCGAATCATTGGATGTTGAACTAACCACTTTGCGGGCGGGTCTTGATTCAATAATACAGTTAGCGCGTTTTGCTTTAGGCTGTCTTCATTTTCTACTAATAGTTCCTGAAGTGTTGGCAGTTTTGTTAATTGTTGCATGGTTTGAAGTTATTAAGCCCATGTAGGCAGTGAAATAATATGTATTTTGTTATCTGTTGTATAGCCGTGAAAATTATTAGTTTCCTTGCATTTTTTAAGCGTTTCAATATCGGCTAAATATTCTTGTCGCCCGCGTTCGATAGCATCATTATCTAATTCGTACAATTCTACATTAAACGGCGCTTCTTTTTCTACAGCTATAAATATAAAGCGTTCAGCCTTGGTTAAGTCCATATAAAACGCAGCTTGGACATGATAACGGTAATTATAGATGCTTTTGGCAAATTCGTGTGGTGCTGAGTTCGCCGTTGTTTTAAGGTCGATGCAAACGTTATACTTAGTGTTTAGAAAATCGACTTTGCACTTAGCGTCAAGTTCTGCGATTTTACCGAATATAGGTAGTTCCCCTTGTCCTTGTTCTAAAAGTAACGCCGCCTTTGGATGTGCTAATACAGCGTTTCGAATGTTTACGGCTAATTCATAATCTTTAAGCGATACGAATAATTCTTTGTCTTCATTATCAGCTATAAAAGAATCATAAATCAATTTACCTTCTTTTGTGCGGCGGTCGCATTCGGGCAATACAGCGTAATTATCCTGGTTAAATACAACACTATGAACTAAGCTACCTAAATTCATGGCTGATGTTGGCGCTTGCTTTTCGCCTTCTATATAGGCTTTGTAGTGCGCTGGTGACTTATGTACTAAGTCTAAAAGTGACTTGCTAATGAAGTCAGTTTTTCTGTGATACTCTTGGTTTGTCATAAATTTTTAAAATATTTTATTAAATAATAGCACAAATTTAAAAAAGGTTTTTAACTTTGCAACACATTTAAACAAAAAAATATGAAAACATTTGAAAATTTATCAATTCGATGCGACATGTTAGGCATCAGTATTTCGGAATTATGCAGGCGTGCCGAAGTAGGGCGGCAAACCTTGGAACATTGGAAAACCGTAGAACCGCAAACATTGGTTATTTATTTTAAACTTATGAATGTTTTAAACGACTTGGAAAATGAACACAATACAGCTAAGAGCATATCAATCGAAAAGCGTAAGCGACATAAGAGATAGTTATAAAAGCGGGAATAAAAAAGTGCTATTCGTGTTACCAACGGGCGGCGGCAAAACTGAAACATTTATTTATATGGCTTTAGAATCAATTAGTAAAGGTAAGCGCGTGTATTTTTTAGTGCATAAAAAAAACTTAGTGAATCAAATATCAGAACGTTGCAGGCGATACGGTTTAAAGCATGGATTTATAGCAGGCAATAGACCTAAACAGTATTATTTACCTGCGCAAGTTTGCAGCGTTCAAAGCCTTAAAAATAGACTTAGCGAAGTACCAACGCCCGACCTGTTAATTATTGATGAAGCGCACCACGCAAACGCGGGAACATGGAAAGACATTTTGGATTTTTACGCGGATTCTGTTTATGTTTTGGGGGTTACTGCTACTCCGTGGCGCGGCGATGGGCAAGGCTTAGGCGATGTGTTTTCTGATTTAGTATTAGGGCCGTTACCTGCTGAGTTGGTTAAAATTGGTAACCTTGTAATGCCTGAATATTATAACTTTAAACCGTTGGCGGATTTTACAAAGATTAAAAAAGATAGGAACGGCGAATATAAATCGGATGAACTATTTAAGGAAATGGACAAACCAGCGATAACAGGCAATGCAGTAGATGAATATAAACGTTTAGCACCATTTGAACCTGCTATCTATTCATGTGTAAATATTAAGCATTCAGAAAATGTAGCGGCGGCGTTTAATGCTGCAGGTTTTAAAGCTGTTTCTATAAATGGAAACTTAGAAGATGCTGAAATAAAAAAAGCGTTTGAAGGTTTGGCTAATCGCAGTTTACATGTAGTTACGTTTTGCGATTTGATAAGTGAAGGCACAGATATACCAGCGGTTAGCGTTGTAGGCATGTTACGCCGCACAATGTCGCTTAGTTTATATTTACAGATAGTAGGGCGCGGATTAAGACCGATGGCAGGCAAAGACCGCTGTTTAATACTTGACCACGTTGGGAATCAAAAACTACACGGGCATCCACTAATGACACGGGAATGGACATTAGAAGGGATGCAAAAGCGAAAACGAAAAGATACAGATGAACAGATAGATAATGAATACAAAGATTGTACAGAATGCTTTAGGACTTATGAAAAAACACACGCTGCATGCCCTTATTGCGGTTTTGTTGAGCCTATAAAGGTAAATGAAATTGAACAGGTTGCAGGCGTTGCAGTAAAAGATGATACAACCTTAGATGAACTATTGAAAATTAAACGTACTGAGCAGGCAAAAAGCCGAACACTTGAAGACTTATGGCAGTTAAAAATTCAGCGCGGCCACAAAGATAAATGGGTTTATTTTGTATTTGAAAGTAGGGTTTTAAAAGAAACTAATAGTATTGAATACATAAACAATAAACACGGATTGAACGCTATAAACCGCGATGACTTGAAAGCTGCTGTGCTTAGAAAATGGAACGAATTTTATAAAACTAAAAAACATTGAAAATGACAAACTATTTAGAATTTTTAGAAAAGAAAAAGCACTTATTAGGTGAGTTTGGTTTTGAGCCAAATTTTTATCCTGAAATAGCTTTTGATTTTCAAAAACACATTATTGAAAAAGCAGTCCGAAAGGGGCGAATGGCTATATTTGCTGATACTGGTTTAGGTAAAACTTTAATGCAGCTTAGTATAGCTCAAAACATTTTAAACCACACTAATAAAAAAGTTTTAATATTAACTCCTTTAGCAGTTGGTTTTCAATTTTTAAAAGAAGCTGCTAAAATTGGCATTGATGACATACAGCAAACAATTAAAGGAGAACACACTAAAAAGATAGTTATTTGTAATTATGAACGTTTGCACTATCTTGACTCAAAAGATTTTGAAGGCGTTATTTTAGATGAAAGTTCGATATTAAAAAACTTTGACGGTAAAATTAAAAATCAAATAACAGCTTTTATAAAAAAAATACCTTACAGATTTTTAAGCACAGCAACACCATCTCCAAATGATTTTATAGAATTAGGCACAAGTTCCGAAGCATTGGGTTATATGGGTTACATGGATATGTTAGGTAAGTTTTTTAAAAATAATAACGATTCAATTGACCCCAAACACGCTGGCGAAAAATGGTATTTAAAGCCGCACGCTGAAAATGATTTTTTTGCATGGGTTAATCAATGGGCTTTAATGGTTAAAATGCCATCTGATTTAGGATTTTCAAATAATAGATATAATTTACCCGAATTGATTGTTAATAAGCATATTGTTAAAAATGACAATGATATTATTATAAATAATCAAATGCAATTATTTAATATTGAAGCTAAAAGTTTTCATGAAGTTAGGCACGAACAAAAACAAACAGAACAAAAAAGATGTGAAAAAGCAGTTAAATTAGCTGAATATAAAACTTCTGTTTATTGGTGTAATACAAATAATGAAAGTTCAATATTAAAAAATTTAGATAAAGAAGCTGTTGAAATTATAGGTAGTCAGTCAATTGAAAAAAAAGAAGAAATATTATACGCATTTGCCAATGGAGATATAAAACGTTTAATTACAAAAGCTAAAATGACTGGTATGGGTTTAAATTGGCAACATTGCAATCATTCTGTTTTTTTTCCTACATGGTCATATGAACAATACTATCAAGCTATTCGTAGGTTTTGGCGATTTGGTCAACAAAATGATGTAACTATTGATATGGTTATTTCGGATGGTCAAACAAGAGTAATAGAAACACTTGAGCAAAAAACACAAAAAGCAATACAATTATATGAAAATTTGACTAAGTCAGTTAACAGTTCATTTACTCATATAAATAAAGAATTTAACAAACAAATTATCAAACCAAATTTTATTTAACAACATGGAAAATCAAGTTAAAGAGCAACTAATTACAGAAAACTACGCAATTTATAATTCAGATTGCATGTTAGTTATGCCTACATTACCAAGTGAAAGCATCGATTTATCAGTTTATTCACCACCATTTGCAGGTCTTTACAATTATTCAAGTAGTCCAAATGATTTTAGTAATTGTGAATCAAAAGAACAATTTTTATTACAATATGAATTTTTGATTTCTGAAATTTCACGAGTTACTAAGCCAGGTAGAATTACGGCGGTTCATTGCACAGATGTATTTGATAATACTTGTAGACTTTGGGATTTTCCAAACGAGATTATAAGGCTACATACTAAATATGGTTTTGAATATCGTAATAGAATAACAATTTGGAAAGAGCCTTTAAAGGTTCGTATGCGTACTATGGTTCAAAGTTTAATGCACAAATTTATAGTCGAAGATTCTACTAAATGTTTTACCGCAATGCCTGATTATGTACTTGTATTTACTAAGAAAGGTGAAAACTTAGTACCCGTTACCCATCCTTTTGGAATTAATCATTATGCAGGTGAAACTCCAATTTTACCAAACATTTTAAATGCGTGGAATAATGCCAATGAATCAAATTTAAATGCTGAACAACTTTGGGAGCACCTAAACAAGATTAATGAGGAAGGCAAGATAACTAAACTTAACCATTACATTTGGCAGCGTTACGCATCAAGCGTTTGGGATGACATTAGAATTGATAATGTTTTACCATTTAGAGATTCCAAAGAAGAAGATGATGAGAAACACGTTCACCCATTACAATTGGATGTTATTGATAGGTTAGTAGAATTATATTCAAATCCTAATGAGGTTGTATTAACTCCGTTTATGGGAGTAGGTAGCGAAGTATTTAGCCCTATCTCAATGGGTCGTAAAGCAATCGGGATTGAGTTAAAAGATAGCTACTATAAACAAGCTATACTAAACATTAAGGAAGCTACTAAACGATTTAAATTAAGTCAAACCCAAGTTAGTTTATTTTAATCTTTGTGCAAAACTTGTAAAAGACTATTTGTTTTTGTGAGGTAAATTTGTATCGAAGCGGTGTATTAGAGTAGTGCCTATTACACCGAATTAACGGAGGTTATCAAACAACCTAAAGCCCTGATGAAAGCACTACTCATTGGGGCTTTTTATTTTAATATGAAAGAATTACAAACAGAGTTTATTGGCAGAGGTCAAGTAAAAGGGTTTATCTTTACCCTACAAAACAAAAGTGAGTTAGCATACATTTTTAAAGTTGATACTGGTTCAAGTATCCACTACGAAGTATTTAAACGAAAAGAAAACAAGCAATTCAATTGCATAAGCTACCCAAGCGATAAGGCTTTTGGGTTTTGGGCTTGGAGTTGCTCAACCTTAGAAAGGGCAAACGATATATTTGAGCAGTTAAATTCAGGTGAAAGGGTTTAACTATGTCAAGAAAGGCTTTTAACTTCTTTGCAAGCTATTATGAAGTAGCCAAAGAATTGGACGATAAAAACAGATTAGCTTTTTATGATGCTTTAATTTTAGAGTAATTTACGGGGCAAAAAACTAAACTTAGCGGTATGGCTAAATTTGCCTACATTTCACAAAAGCATTCAATAGAGGCACAAATATTTGGTTTCAACCAAAGACTAAAACGAGGCGATACAACCTTAGAGCCTCTAAGTATGGCAGACCCTATGGCAGGGGGTAGCGTAGGGGGTATGGCAGGGGCTAACCTACAAGAGAAAGAGGAAGGGAAAGAGAAAGTACAATATAGTAAGAAACCACCCAAAATATATTTTCAAGATTCTGAACTATTTGATAAAGTCAAATTCAAAGAAACATTTAGCGAATGGTCAACCGATAAACTTAGACATTATTACGATGCTGCATTAAGATATTCTATTGAGGGCAATAAGTACGTTAGTTGGAAATTAGCTATTGAAGCATGGGAACGTAAAGACATAATAAACAATGTTAAATACAAATCCGAAGTATCTACTGAATCCGAAATAGACTACGCCCGTAGAATGTGGATGGAAAAGAACGGAGGTAATTAATGAACGTTAAAATCATTGACTATTCAAAGAAATCTAAACACTTTGAAG